AGGTGGTGACGCATAGTTGTGTGTTGCAAAAGCAACAACAGCTCCTGAACAACCATCCGCTGTTCCTCTAAGTGTGCGAAAAGTTGCACTATCAGGGATAAATCCCTTTGTTACATCACTAACGCTTGAACCATAGAACCAATAGCCGTACTGATATCCATAGGTAGTGTTGAGCCACCCAGATAATACAGAAACGAGACTTTGAGGATCGTTTCTCCAACCACTGCTGCTCCCCCAGGTTCCCCACCCTTTTGCTTTTACGTAGAAAGTACCGAGAGGTTTAGTCCATCTAGTAACAGAACCTGGTCCTTGACCTGACTTACCTACATTGTCAGTAGCAACTATATAATACACAACTAGCCAAGATTCTCCTCCTGGTGTAGCGCGTCTATTGGAGGGTGTTGTGAATGTAGTTGAAGAACCAGACCACTTATTAGACGGTATTACATAGCTTGATCCGGAAACAAATCCGCTGGAACTTCCAAAAAATAGTTCATGAAGAGTTGCTGATGCAACACCACTATGAGCGTCTGTTATTGCACCCCATGAAACTGTGACAGTTGTACCATTAATAGAAACTGACGGTTGTGGGACAACTGGGGCAATTGCCTTTGTTGATCCGGTACCACTACCATTTGTAGATCTGTCATTATTTGTTGTAATCGCTCGCACAGTTACAGTATAAGAAGCTTCATCAGCTAACCCACTTATCGTAAAGTTAGCAGATGACACACCAGTCCAAGTACCTCCAGAGTTCAAACTGTACTCATACGGGGTGCTACCGTTTAGGTTGTCAGTACCAGCAGTTCCTGCCGTGACAGCAACGCTTAGTTTACCATTATCAGTAGCATGTTCTGTAACAGTAACTGTCGGTGCACCGGGTAGGGCAACTGGACGACCAATCGTAGAGTTGGATTGTTCGGAGGCTCCAATTGAGTTAACAGCACGTAGCCTTATTGTATAGCTTGTACCGTTTGTTAATCCAGTAATAACTACTGGAGATGCAGTGCCAGATCTAGTTACCCACGTTGAACCGTTGTCTATTGAGTATTGATAGTCAGTTGTGGCTGTTGTACCAACCGTACCAGCAGTAAACGACACCTCTAATCGTCCACCGGTAGTACCATTCAAATATGCAATACCAGTTATTGTTGGGGCTCCCGGTCTTATACCACTGCCAAGACCTAGGGATCGTGAAGACCCAGAAGAAAAGGTGGATACTAGGGGCATTACGCAAACTTAGTCTGTGAGGCAAACACCGTGTATGTATTAGTAGCGGTTTTAATGATAGTGTAAGCGTAAATATCTACGCTGTTTGCGCTACCAGCTGTAGGTGCTGTACCGCCTTGCCATTTAGGTGTAACTGATGAACCATCAATAGTTACCGATGTTGGGTAGTACGGTGTAGAACCGTTTGTTACACCTACCGCAACTGTGATGCTTTGGTTATTTGAAAGCATAGAGTTGAGAGTTGTCGAACCATCTCCACGTATATTAAGAACAGTGTTTACTGTTGCATTGCTGGTATACACCCACGCAGATGAAGTTTTAATGTCTATGTTTTGGGTAGACGATGGTGCTGAGCCAACAACATTCCATGATTCTATTGGAGAAGTAAATACTGGTGTTACTAAGGCTGGCGATGTAAATGTACCAGTAGTAACAGTTGGGTTTGTAACCGTAGCAGCGGCTACTGTGCCACCGGAAATAGTGGGGCTTGATAAAGTTTTGTTTGTTAGTGTTTCCAATCCAGCAAGTGTTGCCCCGTTAACCCATGTTAAACCAGTAGTTTGAGTCGAATCAGCTGCTAGCATTTGACCATTTGTACCAACTGGTTGTCTTGTTGGTGTGTTTGCAGCTGAGGCAACCAGTACATCACCCTTGGTTGTTAACGTACCTCTGGTAATTAAACCAGTAGACCCAGACGTAGCTACAGTGAGTGTGACGACTCCTGAAGTCCCACCACCCGTTAACCCAGTGCCAGCTGTTACCCCAGTTATTGTTCCTGAGTTAAAAAAAGGCAAAGACGCCCATGGAGTGGAGCCATCTCCAACTTTTAGCTGTTTTGATGTAGTGTCTACACCAATCTCACCAGCTGCCAATGTAGCGTATTCGGGGGATGCTGCAGCCCACTGTTGAGTGGTACCACGCCGCATTTGTATTCTAACTGCCATTTGAGGCTCCTATCAGCCAAACATCTTCTTCCATGTTACAGGCCCGACTACACCGTCTACTTTTAGGCCGTTAGCGGTCTGCCATGCCTTTAGAGACTGTTCTGAGCGGGGGCCAAAGTCCCCGTCAGGGGTAGCACCAATAATGGCCTGTACAAGAGCGGCAGCTGGGCCCTTAGAGCCACGTTTGATTGGGGTGCCAGGATAGTCAAACTTCATGGGGCCCGCCTCTGGAGAACCACCAGAAGGTACTAGAGCCTCTACTGGAGCTGCTACAGAGCCGTCTGGGGTCTTATCACCAAGACAGTACTGCCAGTGCCAGGACTCAAACTCCTTGGAGTTCTTGTCACCAGTCTGAAGGTAGAAACCCCACTTAGGGGCGTTGGCGCACATCCACTCAAAGCAAGCTCCGCCCATGGACTGAAGCTTGCCACCAGCCTCGTAACCAAGGTCAATGGCAAGGCCCCAACCGTGGTTGGAACCCTTCTTACCAGTGGGATCTGGTGCAGCGCTGGGAGCCTTACCGGGCTTGAGGTACCAGGTCTTGCCTTCGTACTGGCGGGTAACCTGGGGCTTACGTCCCTGGTCAGTAGTGGTGTACCGGTCCATGAACATGTTCAGCTGACCCTGGAACGAGCGGTAGTCACCGACGTTCTTGAGCTTGTGACCGGCAGCAAGAGCTGCATCGTACATCTTATTGAACTGCTCAGCGGCAGGTTTGTACATCAACCCACCAGTTTTCACCTTGGCAAGCAGCTCTTGGGGGAGCTGGCCGTTCTTGTGGTTTGCTAGGGCTGAGGGAAGTACCAGTTTAATGTAGGGGTAAATCACTCGGCCCCCTTGCCAAAGGCAGCGTCCTTGGGGTTGATGAAGCGCATTACAACTGGAATGGCAGCGGCCCAAAGAGCGTTTAGGGTTAGCTTCCAGTCCTGGGTAGCGGTGTAAGTAGCTACACCTGCGCCAAGAACGCTACGAGCGTAGGATGCAATTAGGGCTTTATTTTGCTTTGTCAGAAACATCGGGGACCTCCTGCTTGGCCTTTTGGATAGCATTAATTGTAGCCTCTAAGATGGCTATACGCTGAGCCTGCTGTGCAATCTGCGTTGTTAGTGACTCGATTACGGTGTTAACGTCAATCTGTACATCGGACATTTTATTCTCCTTGTTTAGTTAGATTCCAATATGACTGTGATCGTGGTGATGAGTCGAATGTAGATCTTCTATCGTCTGAAAGTTCGTAGGTGTACCGTATGGATGACTACTTAAGAATGTACTAATGATCCACTTGTCCTGCGAATATGTCGGGTTACCCATATGCGGATGAGTATAGTTTGAAGGGAATAGACATATTCTTCCGACTACCGGATTCACTGCAACCTTGTGTAGAGGAAACTCTGTCTCTCCCCCAGACTCGACAGTGTTCAGATAGACGACTGCAGATAGAACTCTATTAGCTGTCTGTGAGACCCATGGCGCTGAATCATAGTGTTCTCGATAGTACCCATCACACGTCTTATATCGTTGCACTTGAAAACCTGAATCGACGATATCTGTCCACTCCCATAGAGCTCTGATCTGATGTCTGTAATGAGATACACATGTTGCAATAGCTCTTATCACTTCACCTTCAAACATCCGTAGCATAGGCTGTACAGTCATTTGATGCTCTTCTTGGATCGAAATGTGTGAAATCACCATGTCTGTTGAGTTCTTGTGATCTAGTCTAACACCGCTTATTGTCTTACCTTGGTGTCCGATAACGTCAATCACGGAAGAAGCGTAATTAAGAAACTCACGACATACTTGTTCGTCTAGAGCATTGTCTGCTACTAGAATCCCACCACTACGACCTGCTGGCCACTCAAACTTGATCACTTGTACCCTCCAATTGGCTTAGACTGTAGAATCTTCTCACACACCCACTCGTTAAACTCCGAAGCTAGATCAGGTACCTCCGTTCTATCCGCTGGAGTTGTTGCGTTAGGATCTCCCTTGATGAACTTAGACACTTTCTCGTCTGGTAGAGCAGACAATAGCCATGACTTAATATCTTCTGGGATGTCTAGGTACCCGACGATCCCGTGACAAGATGTTGCTACTTCTTCTCTGTTGTTTAGCTCCGTATAAGCGTAGTCCCACTCAAGCATTAGTCTAAAGATTTCTTGCAAAGATCTAGCACAATCTGAATGTCTCTGCCTAATACACGTTTCTTCATCTACCTCGTTCTTTAGTTCGAAGTAGAGTACATAACCGTGGGGGACTGCACTTATCACAGAAAATACGAAGTTGATATTCGCTAGTACGATCTCGTGATGTCCAAACGATGGATCTGGTTCATCTGTACGTCCACAGTTGCAGATTTCTAACTCCGCATCCCAACGATGATAGCCGTACGGACCATACGATGCACTATCGCAACGAACCCATACACCACTTGGGTCAACAGCTACCTCTGGGTTTAGTCTTGCTCCAGATAAAGCAAAGAATCCAGTCGACGTTGTAGATAAGTCTTTGTGATAGAAGCCTACTCCTCCTCGATGTACTGGATGATCTCTAAGCCGTTCTACTTTTCTGTCCATAATCATGCCTTAATGATGTAGATGAATTGAGTTGCCGTCAAGGTGTGTGAATGTGTCATTGAACTTGTCGATGCTATAGTAATCGTATGGTCGTGGTTCCCCGTCTGGATACCAGCCGTGGCACCAATAATGTGATTGTGGTTCTGCGACTGGTTACCAGCGTTTGAGGTAATTGGATGTTGGTGGTTAGTACTAATCCCTGACGTGGTTCCACCGACGTAGTGGTAGTGGTTTTGGTTGATGTCAGCTGTAGTTTTAGTAGCGCCAGCATTACCAGTGTAGTTGTGAGTATGGCCGTTACTCACATTACCCGTGTTGTTACCCCAGTTGTGGGAATGATCAGCGTTTACGTTGCCCGCGTTAGATGTGATTGAGTGGTTGTGGTTAGTGGAGTTGTTGCCTGAACTCGCGCTAATCGTATGAGAGTGGTTAGAATTCTCCCACCCAGAATTAGCATTGTGACTATGATCAGTGTTGGCTGTTATTGTCGTGACAGTTGGTGATACTGCTCCTGAGTTCCCACCATATGGGAGTCTGGAGGTCATGTCGGGCAGATTGAAGGTCGTGCTCCCGTTTCCTTGCCCCCACACGGAAGAGGTTTCCCCCAATGCGATCCACAGGTTTGAATATGTTGTTCTAGATACGGCCGTGCCATCACAAATCAACCATCCAGAAGGTGCAGAAAGGCCTGCGTACTGCACCACAGTTCCAGTAGGAACAAACCCCGTGTAAGTAGAATCAACAGCAATAGTAGCAGTTGAGCCTTCACCGGGGGTATGGGTCACACTAATGCCTGTACCTGCTGACACCCCAGACATGTAGTTACCTGTTGTGTCGGTTCCAAGGTCAATGGGGTCATTTACCCATGCAGAACCATTGTACTTAAGAAACTCACCAGAGTTGGGAGAAGATACCGTTACGTCAGAAAGGTCATCGAGGGCTAACGATCCTGAACCTGGTGTAGCAGGAACAAACTTAGTACCGTTATACGAAAGAACGTTACCATTGGCTGCACCAGCTGTATCAATTTCAACCCCCTTAACAAAGAGGGACTTTAGAAAGTTAGCCATCTGTTGTTGCCTTTTGTGTATTAGCCTACGACTGTTACCTGGTATTGAGTGCTAGTTAGGGCGCTTGCAAACTTAACCGTAATGGCGTTTACAGTCGCGCATTCTACGTCAGCGTAAACTACCGCGTAAGGCGACGCAACTTCCCTGACAGTTACGGCTACATCTCGGGTGTTTAGGCTATGGGTAACCGTAAAATCAGTAGCGTTGGTATTACCAATTGTAGTGGTGTACTTTTGAGCTAGAGAAACGCTAGCACTTGAAACTGTTGCTCCAAGGTTAAA